TAGTAATAATTGTCAAGAAGATAAACGGCGCAACTATATCTTCTGACAAAAAATATTAGGGTTGCAACCAATAGCAAGAAAGGAAGTACAAAGATGGACGAACAAAAAAGAACTTACAAAGTAGAAATTTTAGAGAAGAAAGGAACATGTGATAGTGAATTATTCGAGTTGATGGCAAAAAATGGAGATTTAACAGCACAAAAACTTGCAGATATGACAGGTGTTCAAGTAAAAATTACAGGTTACGCAATTTGTCATATAATAACAGACGACAAGGATTTCAGTATTACATATTTTGACACAGAGGAATACGGACTAATATCATCAGGCAGCGAAGTATTTTTAGAGAGTGTAATAGCATATTTCGGAAAAGTTGAAAGAGTAAACTTAACAGAAATAAAAACAAAGAAAGGAAAAACATACAAGGCAGTTCCTGTCTTAACAAAGAAGAAACAAGAAGCAACAAAGAACAATGAAGAAAAAAACAATGACGATTTACCATTTTAGTTATTGTAGGAAGTGATTTAAAATATGTCAAAGAAAATTGAAATGACGCCCTACGAGGCGTCTTTATTTTCTGAAATGAAAAAATTAAGTAAAAGAGCAAATCAACGTATTGTAAGACTAGAACGCGAGACAGGAGTTCAAGAGGCATTCGCAACAAAACAACTTGCAGATTATTTAAGTTCAGAGACAGTAAAAGGTTGGACGCCAAAAGGACGTGTAACAGCTTCAAAAAGTTTGTCAGCAACTCAAATGAAAGCAGTTATAAAAGCAACAAAACAATTTCTAAAAGCAGACACATCAAGGGTTGCAGGTGCGAAGCAATATGTTGAAAAAATTAGTAAACAAGCAGGCTTCAAAGTACCATATCATCAAGCAACATCGATGTATCAAGCAGAACGAAACTATACTTGGATTTATGAATATTTTGGAGCGAGTGAAAAGTCAGGAGGTTCGTATTTTTGGGATTTTGCAAGAGAGGCTAGAGATGAACATTGGGACAAAGAAACATTTATTGACAATATTATGGTTTACATACACGACAAAGTACTTGACGAAAAATTACGAGCAGACTTAGAAGCTTTATATAGTTATGCGTTGGGAGTGAATGGATAGTGATTTATTGGACTAATTATTCAGGGCATAATTTAGACTTAATGGGTAAAAAGAAAATATTTGATAAAAATATTTATACATTTGACATTGAAACAACATCATATTTGATTTTAAATGGTAAGCAATTAAATACAATTAAATATTTAGAACTAGACAAAAAACAGCAGGAAGAATGCAAGTTTTATGGTTTGATGTATATATGGATGTTTCGGAATAAACGACACAATATATTATGGTAGAACTTGGCAAGAACTATATAATTTTTTAGAAAAAATTGAAATATTTACATATAGTCAAAATGTTACAAAAATTGTTTATGTACACAATTTGTCATTTGAATTTCAATTTTTACGAAATATTTTCAACTTTAAAAATGTACTTGCTAGAAAATCGCACAAAGTTATGAAGTGTCAGTTAGAGGAATTCAATTTTGAATTTCGCTGTACTTATTATATGTCAAATTTAAAACTTGAAAAAATTCCATCTGTATATAAATTAGATGTTGAAAAATTAGTCGGAAATTTAGATTATTCTAAAATTAGACACAATGATACAAAACTTACAGAAAAAGAGCTAAAATATTGCGAGAATGATTGTTTAGTTGTTTATAAATATTTAAAAAAAGAAATTGAAACATACGAAACTAGCAAAAATGTACCTCTTACAAGTACTGGACACGTAAGACGTGAACTCAAGGAATATGTAAGTAAAAATTGGGATTATAAGGCAAATGTAAAAAGAGCCATAAACATTGACGGACACATTTATAATTTGTTGCTTGAATGTTTTGCAGGAGGTTATACACACGCAAATTGGATTTATACTGACGAAATTATAAAAAATGTATCAAGTTATGATTTTACAAGTTCATACCCTTACGTAATGGTAACACATAAATTCCCAATGAGTGTATTTTTGAAATGTAATTTACAAAATGCAAAACAGATGTCAAAGAATTTTGCATATATAATTGTTGTAAGATTTAAAAATATTCAATGTAAATATTACAATAATTTTATTTCACAAAATAAATGCAGAAGAATAAAAGGTCGGAAAATACGACAACGGTAGACTCATATTTGCAGAAGAAATCGAAATAGTACTAACCGATGTTGATTTTAGATTTATTTTAAAATCTTACAAGGGAACATATGAAATTTTAGAGAGTTATTTTGCAAAATATGGTTATTTACCAAAAGAATTCATTGATTTTATTCTGCAAAAATATGTAGTAAAAACAGAATATAAAGATGTTGCAGGAAAAGAAGTAGAATATGCACTTGAAAAAGCAAAATTCAACGCATTATACGGAATGAGTGTCACAAACAATATAAAAGACGAGGTCATTTTTGACAACGAGACAGGTTGGAGCGAACGACCACTTGAAAACAAAGAGATATTACAAAAATTAGAATATGAAAAGAAAAAAGGCTTTTTGTCATTTTCTTGGGGTGTTTGGGTAACAGCACACGCACGTTGCAACCTTTTAGAAAATGTTATAAAATTAGATGAATATTGTATATATTGTGATACAGATAGTTTAAAACTAAAAGAGCGGGTTTGATATAAATGTTATAAATAATTACAATAAACAAGTAGAAGAAAAAATCAAAAAAGCAAGTGATGATTTAAAAATACCTATTGATAAATTTATGCCTAAAGATATTAAAGGTAAAAAAAGAATGTTAGGAGTTTTTGACCACGATGCAGACTACAAGGAATTTGTAACACAGGGGGCAAAAAAATACGCGTATCGTGATAAAAAACATCGGAGAAATACATATTACAATTGCAGGAGTACCAAAACAAGGTGCAAAAGCTTTAAAAAGTTTAGAAGAATTTAAGGACAATTTTGTTTTTCCGTTTAAATATACAAATAAAAATTTACTTGTATATAATGACGAAATGGAAGAATTTGAACTCACAGATTATAAAGGCAAAAAGAAAAAAATCAAAGACAAATTCGCTTGCGTTCTTATTCCTACAACTTATGAACTAGGAAAATCAGAAGAATACGCAAGTTTAATAAGTGATGAAAGTAGTAAAAGGGCAATTTTTAAGGAGTGATACAATGACAGATTTAGAGTTTATAAAAAATTTTAGTAAAATTAGAATTAGCAATATTTGTAAAAAATTAAAAGTACAAAAAAATAATGTTTATTCAGGAAAAACAACAAAAGAAAATCTACATAAATTAAGAAAAGAAATTGAAAAAGAATATACAAGACTTTGTTTGGAGGATTTAGAAGATGTCAAACAATAAAAAAATACACTATAATCTTGATAATATAGACAAATTGGGTGCAAGATTTAATTTGATATATGGCGAACGTTCCAACGGAAAAAGCTATCAAGTAAAACACAAAAAAGGTGTTGAAAAATATCTAAAAACAGGTCGTCGTTTTATTTTAATGCGTAGATGGAAAGAAGAAATTACATCAGAAAAAATAGAACAATATTTTCAAGATGTAGATGTACAAAAACTTACAGACGGCAAATTCAATTGTATATCATTATACAGAAAATGTCTATATCTTGCAATATATGACAATGAAACAGGCAAGACAAAACGTTTTGACAAAATAGGGTATGTCGTAGCATTATCAACAGAACAAAACTATGCAGGTGCAAGCTATCTTGACGTTGACGACATAATTTTTGAAGAATTTATGAGCCGTTCTGTTTATATGGCAAATGAAAGTAATAAGTTAATGAATTTTTATGCAACTGTTGACAGAAAAAGACTTACAACTAGATTATGGCTTGTCGGCAATACAATATCAAGAGTCTGTCCCTACATATACGATTGGGGTTTACATAATGTTATAAGTTCACAAAAACAGGGAACTATAAAACAAGTTATTATAAATGGAGCAGAAAATGAAAAAATAAAAATTGCAATAGAATATTGCAAGTCAACAGGTCAGACGTCAGGAACTATCGGAACAAATGCACAAATGATAAATACAGGAGCTTGGGAAACAGCACCACAGCCACACTTACCAAAAAGTTATAATAATTATAAAGTACTTTTTAGGTTCGGTTTTCAATATCAAAATTTTAGATTTTTGTCAGAGTACTTAATGGACCGAAATACAAAAGAGGTTTGTTGGTTCGTGAAACCTTATTATAAAGAATTTTCAGAAAAAATTATAGTATTTTCAGATGTAATCAAAATGTCTGAATTATGGCAAAGAGATATTTATAATATATCAATAAAAAATGACAAATTGCGTAACTTGTTTATGTCATTTAAAGAAAACAAAATATTTTATGCAACAGATTTATGTCGGCACAGATTTCAAACAAGTTATTGATTTTAGTTTGAGGAGGTAGAAAAATGATAACTTTAAAAAGTGAAATAATATTATGTAAAAATATCAGGTTGGATAAAAGTTATGTAAATGTATTGAATTATACAGAAAATCAAATGCTTTCATTATGTAGAAGCAATGATCATTTAGTTGCAAGAGATGATGATTATTCATTTATAAGAAATACAGGAAACATTTTTACAAACTTTACATATAGTCAATGTCTACAAGCGAATTATATTGCTTTTCAAAACAAAGACTATTCTAATAAGTGGTTTTTTGCATTTGTAGATGATGTTATTTACAAAGGAGATAGCAACACAGAAATTAGATATACAATAGACGCATGGGCAACTTGGTTTGATAAATGGTCAATAAAAAAATGTTTTATTGAAAGACAACACGAAAATGTTGATACAATTGGAAGTAATCTAGTTGAAGAAAATTTGAACGTTGGAGATGTTATTGAAGAACAGGAAACAACAGACGATAGCTATTCAAACGAATATGGTTATTGGGTTGGAATTATGAGTGGTTATACCCCTAATTCTAGTTCAAGTGGTGGAAATAATTATAGTGGTATTATGGCTTTAAATAATGTTATATCAGGTCTTGACTTATTCTTATTTAAGATAACAAGTCGTGCAGATTTATTCAATATTATATTATTTATTGCAAGAACTAATGACGATGGAAAAATAGCAGATATAAATAATATGTTTATAATTCCAAACGCAGGAATAAACGAGGCAAGAATATCACAACATACTTTTCCATATACTATTGGTTCAACTTCAATGACGTGTACTTATTATACAATACCACCAAACAATGACGATGTTGTTTTTAATCCTACAAAATTTAATACTACAATATCAAAACGTACAAGTTATTCTGATTTTACACCAAAAAATAAAAAATGTTTTATTTACCCATATAATTATTTGTTTGTATCGAATAATCAGGGTAGTGAAAACATTTATAAATATGAAGATTTTTCAGGTAATAATTGTGTATTTGAAAATCAACTTGCAATATCTATTGGAATTTCAGGTCGTATCGTTCCAAAAAATTACAAAGGCAAAGCAATGGATTATGACGAAAGTCTAACACTTGGAAAATATCCAACGTGCGGGTGGAGTGGAGACGCATTTACAAATTGGTTAACAGCAAATGCAGTAAATATTCCGTCACAAATAGTTGGAAATGTTATTGGAAGTGTAACACAATTTGCAAGCGGAAATGTAGTCGGTGGTTTAACATCTGTTGCAAGTACTATTGCAAACACAATCGGTCAATTTCGTCAAGCTTCATTATTGCCGAATATAAAAGGCGGTCAAGCTGTTGGAGACATTTCTTTTAGTGCAAGTTCAATGGGATTTACATATAGACAAATGAGAGTAAAAACAGAATTTTTACGTATTATTGACGACTATTTTACACGTTTTGGTTATGCTATAAAAAGAATTGACACGCCACACTTGACAGGTCGTAGGAATTGGAACTATGTTGAAATTGGAAGCACAGAGTCAATAGGTTATGGAGATGTACCCTCAAAATATATGGAACAAATTAATAATGCTTGTCGTAGAGGTGTAACAATATGGCATACACACGACAATATCGGAGACTTTAGTCTTGACAATTCAATTGTATAAAAAAATAAAAGAGTGCATTTGCACTCTTTTTTTTATTACATCATAATAGTAGGATAAACAACAGAGAAGTTAGGAATTTGAATTTGATGTACTTCAGCAAAATTCCAGAAACCTGTTCCTGCAGGATTTATAAGTTGCGACATTTTCAAATATACATATCCGTCTTGGTCAACATATAAAAATGCAGGTACATTATAATATCCTTCGTATTCGCTACTATAATTTTGTACGACAACATGTGGTAAAGTAAGTTGACAATTTGAAAAATATTCTGTTCCAATAATTCCGTTTTGGTCAATTTTTCCAATTTTTACAGCCCCATCATATGTAAGTTCAAAATTTTGGTTTGCTGTTAAATATTTTGTACCGGAATAATTTGACAAAATAGTAATATCATTTTTTGATACTATATGTAATGGAAAATCAACACTTGGAAAATAATCACTTTGTGATGTATCAATTGATATTTGATTATATCTTATGTACTCAAATCCTCCATTTATTGCAGAATATAAATTCCTTGCTATTGCATTTTGTCCGTATTGGTTTGGGTGTATTCCATCACTTAAAAATAGTTGTTTTTGATATAATGTATATTCAAGATTTTTTAAATAATTTATATTATTATCTAAACAGCCTTGGACATACGCTTCAACTAATAAGTGCATGTGTCCATGCCATTGGTTAGTTGTTCCGCCAATAATTGCAATATGTATTTTAGCATTTGGAAATTTTGTAGATATTAAAGTTTTTACATTTGTTATTCCATTTATAATATTTGTCATATCAAATGATATATCGTTATATCCTCCAGCAATTAAAATATCTGTTACATTTTCATCAGATGTCAAGCCATTTATTATATCATAAAATGGATAACTAGGGTTAGCAAATCCAGCCCCTCCATGATGTGCAATAACTACCTCATCATCAGAAAGCCCCATTTTTTCTTTTAGTTGTGTTGTCCATGGTGTTATTCCCTCGGGTGGTTCTGCATAACTATCGCCTACAAAAATCCATTTTTTTGCTGTCAATTCTTCGACTATATTATCAATTCTTGTGTTTACTGATTGAATTGCGTCTCTTAAATAATTATCTGTTATTCTTTCAGCAACTAAAGTTGGTAAATTAGTAAAAGATACAATATTATAATCATCAATGACATCTGTTGAAAGTACTTGTCTTACACGATAAAAATTTCCGTATCCGTCATTATATGTATTTCTTCCCAAAGTTCTACAAATAGAGCCGATTGTCAAATTTTCTGCTGTTTTCATTACTGCTATTGTGTCATATCCGAAAATTCCTGCAAGTTGCAAATATTGTCCTATAATTTCTACAAGTTCGCCACTTTCTGCCATTTCATCAAGTTTGTTGTTTATTTCTTCTTGTATATCTAAATTGTCAAAATAATTTGTTACATAATCTTGTAACTCATTAAATCCATTTGTTAAAATTTCTGTTTGTTCTCCAATTATATTATTTTCATCAATTACTTTATTCAAATATTCTACAACTTTACATAATAATTGATAATTTGTTATTGCGTCAAAATCTGCCTCAATAAAAGGAAAATTTTGTAATACAAAAAATTTGAATGGTGGCAATTTTTTAAAATTAAAATTCATTTTATAACCTCTCTTTCTATACTAATTGATAAAAAAGACACTCTAAATCTTTAAAAATCATTGTATATATATTTTTTATTTCTTCATTTAATTTTGAATATATTTCAAACATATTGATTTTGTTAATAGTTTCTTCATAATTATTATTGTCTTTTGTATTTGAATTTGTATTTGTTTTTTCATTTGATATATTTTTTGAATTACCCTTTGTTATTGATATATCTTGACTATTTCCACTATTTGTATCATAATTATATTTTGTAACATAACTACCATCTCTTACATTTTCAAGCTTACTTTGTGGTGTATCACTTTCTCTCTTGTCGCTTGTTTCTGTGTGATTAGTTTCAGAATTATTTGTCATTGAATTTGTTGTACTTGAAATATCTTCATTTGTTGTATTTGAAGTATTATCAATAATTCTATTGTCAAATCCTTGTCTTTTTGTAATTTCTCCAAAACCATTTTCAGAATATAACAAGTCAATTAATTTGTTGTACATCGGCATTATCTCATTAAGTTTGACATTAAGTTGTATTTTAAAAGCTGTTAATGTTTCAAATCCAATTCTACGCATAAGAAAATGATTTAAGATTATACACTCAAATTCTTCTTTTGTTATCTTTTCAGACAAAGGATAGTCAAAATCAAAAATTGTTGTGCGTCCATATTTTGCTAAATCTTTTATTTTTGTTTTATCATCTTTTCCATAATTTACTATTGACTCTAGTAATGAGTATATAGTTGGTGGTCTTTCGTTTATACATGGAATAAAAGGCATAAATCCATAGAAAAAATAATCATTCGGATACATTTTCATCAACCTCCATTTCCTTTTGTTCTGCTTCAAAATCTTTTAGACTTGTCGGAATTCCATCATAATATTTTACTTTCATATCAATATCAAATTTTTTATTTATCATATCAACAGCTTTTTTTCTAGGTTCAAAACGTGAATATCTACTTGCAATTGTTCCGCCTTGCATTGCTTGAACTTCGTCTTTTATATTACGTTCTTTTTTCTGAAATGATAAATTTGCAATACCAATAAGTCGTAAAAATTCGTTATATATTTTGTCTTTGTTCAAATCGACTTTGTCTGCAATATATGGAGCAGGTTCTAAAACTAAAGTTGTGTCGTTCAAATCAATATCGTCATAAGTCAAGACAATATTTTCGAAGCCATCAACATTGTTTACCATATCTCTGACAGACTTTTCTTTTTCAGCTTTTGTCTTCCAAAATCTAGGTGTTTTTTGTTGTGCAATGTTGATATCCATTACTCTTTGAAACATTCCGTAAACGTTCTGCATATTGAAGAATATCTAAATATATAGGGTAACGTCCGTTATTATCGTACATTATAACAAATTCGCCATAGTTTAGTGTTTTTCTATAACCATTTTGAGCCTGTGCAATTATTTTTCTAGGTCTTCCGTACACGTCTAAATTTCCAACGTTTGTATATGGTAAAGCCAAAACACCTAAAACTTCATCTTTGAAAAATGCTATTGAACCTTGTCTTAAAAGTATTTTATTCAAATATGCTGTGTCTATATATTCCGGTAAATTTTCAAATTCAAAAACATTTTCAGCTAAAGTAAGCATTTGCCTTTTGTACATTTCGTACGTTTTCCAATTTGAAAGTTGAGAGTTAATAAGTTTTTTTTGCATTTTGCTTTTTCTCCTTTCTTTAAAAATAAGGTGCAACGTTAATTGTTGCACCTTTAAAAATTAGGTTATGCAACTGTAATTGTTGCGGTTCCTTTTTTTGTATTATCAAATATTGATGTTGCAGTAACAGAGATTTCAGTTACGCTTGCGTCACTTGGGACAAATAACTCTCCTCCGTCTGATATTCTTACGCCATCTGCGTAAGCGTCTGCGTCAACACTCCAATATACAGCTTTATTTGCAAATCCTGTTGTTGTAACAACAGCAGATAATTGTAAACTTTGTCCTTTTGTTATTGTTGCAGTTGCAGGGCTTACAACTACACTTACTACAGATTGAGCAATTGTTGTAAATACGCAAGCATTTTCAAATGGAGAACTAGATATTACAGCCCATGCATGTAGCCAATGGTTTGTTCTTAATGTTTGAGGATTGAAAAACTCTGTTTTTCTTGTAGGTGAAGCATTGTCAAATGCGTAGTTATAATTTTGGAAAAAGTCACGTCCAACTATTGCAACAGGAACATTTTGTAATAATGCTTTTTCGTCTGTTGTTAGTGGTACATAACCATCAACATACTCATTTGCAATTATATCGCCGTTGTCATCTCTTTTTGCAAATATTTCTGCAAGTCTTGGTTCGTCAAAATTTCCAAAGCCATCAACCATTGACATATTTGCTTTCATTTCTGCGTCACTTCTAAAGTATGAAGTAGCAAGAACATTTGTAGTAAATTTAGCGTCAAATTTTGTTGATACAATTGCGAATTGGTCTTCAAATGCAGTTGCTTTTCTTATTCCTGCAGGATTAAATTTTGGACTTCTAAAAGTCATATCATTTGATATTGCTTTTATCTCTGCAACTATTTCTCTATCTGTTTTGTTTGCCATGTCTTCTATTTGAATAGCTGTTATAGTTCCGTCTAAAATTCTTCTAGCAAGCATATATTTTGTTACTAGATATAAATCATATTGATATGCTTCGTATAATGAATTTACTATTGCGTCTATTAAACTGAATAAGTCTTCATTCTCAAATGCCATTGCCATTTGTTCATCTGAAGTTGTAGTTTTGTAAAATTTTTGGTAATTTATTTCGTGTAGATATGAAAGTACATTTGGAACTTCTGTTTTTACAAAATCGTGAGGTCTGTTTACAAATTCGTTATAGTCATATACATTTGCTATATCTGTTATAACCTCACGAACCTGTTGTCCCCAACTTAATGTGCCCTTGTTTGCAAATTCTTGCCATGGATTTTCCCAATGATTTCTTGTAATAACTGTTAACCCTATAAGGTTAATTGTATTTAAAAATGCGTTTTTGTAAGCGACATTTTTCATTATAATTTTTCCAATTCCATTAATTGACTCGCCTTGTACAGGTAATGGTATATTTTCTTTAAGAATTGGATTTTGATTTATAACGTAGCTTAATAGTTCAGCACTATTTGTTACGTTCAAATTTCCTTGTGAAACTGATTTTCTTGACATCTTTTTTACCTCCTAAAATTAAATTTCTTTTACATCGATGACTTCTTCTTCTTTTAGTTCGTCATCTTCTTTTTCTTCTTCGTCTTCTTTTTCTTCTGTTTCGTCTGAACCTTTTAAAAATCTTTCTTTGTATCTTTCTCTTAAAGACTCGTATTTGATTTTTAATTCTTCAAGTTCTCCGTTTTCTTGTGGTTCTGTTTCAACATCTACACTATCTGCAATGTCTTCTAATAATGAAATTTTTACCTCTTCGTCAATATCTAATTCATTGATTTTTGCAGATAATTCCTCTTTGCTTAACTTCATTATTCTTCCCCCTTTCTTTCTAGTTTGTCTTCAATAACAGAAAGTCTTTTGTCTATTGCATTTAAAATACTTTCCATTGACTTCATTGTAGTTGATTGAAAATAAATTAAATAAGCAACGCAGACTATTCCTATTCCGTTATTGGTTAAAAGGTTAATGACTTCTTCCATCTTATCACTCCCTCTGCTTTTGTATTTTTTAATTTATGAAAATGAAATTTTATATTTACATAATAACATTATTGGAAAATTTTGTCAATATAAAAAAGACTAATTTTTACAAATTAGTCTTTCGCTTATGTAAACAATGAGAGATATTTTGAATAATCAAATACTGAACTTTCTATAATATAACATAATTTAAAAAAATTGTCAACGTCTTTTTCTGAATTTATTTGCATAAATTACCCACGGAAATTTTCTTTTAGGTGTTTCTCCTGTCGGTGTAGGTGGTTCAGGTGGTGTAGGAGGAATGCTTCCGTCATAATGCACTATTGTATTATCAACGTTTGGTATTCCTAAAATTGTGCAAGGATTTAAAAACGTTGAACATTGCCAGGCTTGAGTCGTAGAACATTCAAGGTGTAAATGTCTTCCTGTGACATTTCCTGTTGCCCCCATTCTACCTATTTGAGTTCCCAACGTTACTCTATCGCCAACAGAGACTTGCAAACTTCCTGCAACCATGTGACAATATCTCCAATAATGCCCGTCATCATCTAATATTTGACATTGTACCCCTAATGCAGGCGTTGTCGTTGTATTTATATATACAACACGCCCCTCTTTTACAGGGTAAAGCCACGGATTATTTTCTGTATCTCCATAAGGTGCAAAGTCAACTCCTGTATGCCAACCACACGTGTAGCCACTATCTGTCACTCCATAAGGGTATGTTATTATACAATCAGAATGAACGGGACTATTTGAAATAGTAACAGCCATAACAACCCCTCTTTTCTTGACAACACGATATCTGTTCATTTTCTGTACACTTTGCGTCTATATTTATAACAAGTGGCGTATAATCTGCAATATAATCAAAATTTGTAATGTTATTATCTGATAAAATTTTATATGGTGTTGTTTTATATTGTTTTGCTATATTGCAAATTCTGTCGCCACGTCTGAAAATATGTATAATTTTATTCATTTGTTTTACTCCTTTTCTAAAAGTGATTGCAAAATTTTTATAAACATTTCAAAATTAATAAAATTTTCACTATCATATTGTTTTAATAAATAATCTATTTTTGCTTTTATTTTGTCATTTGGTGTGCTATCTAATAATGCAGATGTTAACTGTTGTTTTTCATAGATTAATTCTTTAGCTTTATCTTGTAATTTTTTATTATTCACTTTTAATTCTTCTATTTCTTTTTGTTGTTTTTCTATTAGATTTAATATTATTCGTATATCAGCATAATGTCCTTGGTCATAGTCTGGTAAATTTCCTAATCTCATTTGTTGTTGCGACCATTCAAGTCCTTTTATTGCTTTCTTTTCTTCATTACTCATTTTATATATACCTTTCCTTTATAATTTGCACAAACGAAACCACTAGGAATTTTGAACCATATTTCGTTGTCGTTTACAATTACATCAAGACAAGTTACTTTTGTGCCTTTTTTCAATACTCCTGTGCGTTTGTATGCGTGTTGCTGTGCGTTGAAAGTCAAGTCGTCAAAATCTTTCTTTTTGTATTTTGTCCCTGCCCCCTCGCGTACATTCAAATCAACTTTTGTTGTATATGTTTTTCCTACAATGTAATCACTTTGTATTTTGTTTTCAATTTTCATACTATCATATTTTGTCAAATTGTTACTATTTATTATTGACATTATTGTTGTTACATAGCTTGGACTTGTTGCATAGCCTCCATTTTTTATTGCTGTAATACAAGCCCTTGGTGTTTCTGCAATTAGTGCATTTCTGTATCTTGAACTTTTACATATTAAGTCAAAATAATCTTTGACACTTTCTTCAAGTGAATTATATGCCCTAAAGTATGCAGATATATTTGTGTATGTTTTTCCATCGTAACACTCTTTTGTCTTTGCATTATAAAATTTACCTTTCCAATTGCTACCACATTTTATTCCAAAAACTGCATTTGCTTTCATCATTATTGACGATTGTCCCCATGCACTTTCACATATTGCCTGTGCAATTACTACACTAGGAAATAGGGGACGTCCTCTTTTGTTATTTTCTGCTACTACAATATTTGAGATTTTTTGTAAAAATTCATTTTTTGTCATTGTTATACCTCCAATTCATTTTTTAAAAATGTATCTATTTGTTTTACAATTTTAACTTCATTTTTAGTTTGTGTTTGTAAGCTTCTTTCTGTTACGTCTATTGTAAAAGTTTTGTCTTTGTTTTCTTTTATTATAATTGTTTTTACTATCATTTTATTTGCACCTCCTTATGTAATATTTATTTTATAACCTTTTGGACTTATTTTGTCTTCATCTGTATTATATAAAAATCCTGTTATAAATTCAATATCTGCATACTCTACATATTTGTAATTCAAATTAGAAACTAATTCAACAAATTTTTCTTTTGTTATATAAGTTTTTGGACTTAATATGTCTCTTTGTTCTTTTTTAAATATTATTTGTTCTTTTTCCATTTCGTTTTTATCTTCCATTATTTATACCTCCATTTTTTACCCATTTTAAATAATTATTGTAACAAGTTTTATGTGCTAAAACATAACGTCTTTTTTTGTAACTCTCAATGTAGTTGTTTTCTGAAATATCTTTTGCTTCTAAATATTTGTTGCATAAAGTACAAATTTGACTTAATGCAGGAAGCCTTGAAAATTTTTGAATAGTCATTTTAGTACCTCCTTATAATAAAATTGTATAAATTTGTTGTGCTAAATCTTTTTCTATTTTTGCATTTTTCACAATTACATCATCATTTTCAAATAGTTGTAATAGTCTGTAATATTCTTCAATCTTATTCTTGCATAAATCCCTTACAAAATTGATTTGCGTTTCTTTACCTTTTATTATTTTGTCTTTTTCTTTTATTATATTAATTAAAATCTCTCTGTCATTCATGTTTCAAATCTCCTTTCTATTTTATTGTTGTTATGCAATTCAAGACTATGTATTCTAATATTTTAAATGATACAAACTCTATACCTATATAGGCAAATACATATAACAAAAATTTCTTCATTTGTTTCACCTCTCTTTCATTTGTTATATACATAT